GGCCTACATGGACTACTCTTGGTATGGTGCTGGTAAGATCCGCTTTGGATTTAAAGATCAGCATGGACATGTTAAGTACTTCCATGAGTTCAAGCACAACAACTTACTTACTGAATCTTACTTCCGTTCAGGTAACCTACCTGCTCGTTACGAGATTGAGAATGGTGATGCTCCTAACTACGTTGGAACTCTGTTCCACTGGGGTACTTCAGTTATTATGGATGGAACATTCCAGAATGACGAAGCATACCTATTCACTGCGTCAGGTAACTCACTTAAGTTCACTAACAGTTCTGCTCAGTCATCTACTTCAAACAATAATAGTACTCTTACTAGTGATAGATACAACTGGTGGAACAGATACTACTATGTTAGAATCCCATTTGCTAGTGGACAAGCAGGTACTCTTACCATTAACCAGTACATCTATGAGGCTAGTGTTGCTAATGGATGGTTTGCACAAGGTAAGCAGATCAATAACAAGACATATACTTCTGGTTCAACTCATTACGTATACATTCAGTATTCTGAAGGAACAACAACATTGTTCCCAAGGAACTACTCAAGTACAATCAACTCCAACCTAGGCAACCCTGCTGTTCCTAACGGCACTGCCTTCTCAGTTGGTGCTCCTTCTGGTGGAGAGAACTTGATTCCAACTGATATCCCTCTTGTATCAATCCGACTAGCACCTTCTGTAGACTCGTCTATTACTGGTGGTTTAGGAGAAAGAGAAATTATCAACCGAATGCAACTTGCACTTGACTCTGTTGGTATCCTAACGACTCACGAAACTGAGATCAACTTGATACTTAACCCGAACTTAAGTGTAGATACATTCCAGAATGTAGACGAACCATCTCTATGTCAGTTGGTTCGACACGAACAGGATGATACCATCTCTGGTGGTTCAGTCATCCTATCATTCAGAGCATCTGGTTCTGGTGCTGGTGGAACGAACTCTACCAACTTCGACCTTTCGAGGATCAGTTCACTTGGTAACTCAATATTAGGTGGAGACGGTATCTATCCAAATGGACCCGACCTTCTAACTGTTGTTGCTAACGTAGTTGACTCTACATCAGTTGACTTAAACAACCCTTATCAGATATCTGCTAGAATTACATGGCAGGAATCACAAGCCTAATATTTACCTAACGGAGGAACAAACAAATGGCAAGTTATGACGGTAATTTTACCTTAGATCCATCAATCATCAACACTAAAGAAGAACTCGAAGACCGCCTCAAGGCGGTCATCTGGGACTGGCAGATTGATGGTGATGAAGTACAATCAAAAGCAAATCTCGACTTACTGAGATCTGCTGAAGTATGTTATCAAGCACTACGTGTGCAATATTGTGGAATAGGACAAAGTACTCCTACTGCACCTAATTACGATAAAAATAGATTAGAAGAAATTCTAGTGTTATGGAATAAGTATGCACCTAAGAAATATCAGGAGACTTTAAATTTACCTAGAGTCTCTAGTTAATTTCCATGCTACAGATATTCTCATACCTTGAAAATGTCTTGTAGTTGACTCAGCATAGTGAAACATCTTTGCTGGAAAATAGGAAACTGTATTTGGGCGTGGTAGCACATAGTGCAAATCATCTCTATTCATATAGAAGACGGTCTTACCACCCCAAGAAGGATTCCACTTTTTAATATCTCTTCCAATTAGGTTTGAATATAATAACAACGTAAAGTCCTCATCGAGATCACTATCTTGGTGAGGACTTCCTTGTGTCCCGAAGATGTGCCCATTAGCATATACATCATTCAGGATAAATTTTTGTTTTAGTTTTTCTTGTATTATGTTAAGACAGTACTCAGTAAAGAACTTCTCATCCTTTAAAGGCATTGTAAAAAATGGAGCACATGGTTCACCAGGATTTGATATATTACCATATCCCCATTGAGGTCTCCTACAAAAATTGTTTATCTTTATAAAGTCTTCGCCAGAAAAAAATTCTTCAAATGTTAGTACGTCATCTCGTGACCATGTTTTCATTCTATTACAGCAACTAGTGAGTATCTTGCGTCTTGTTCATCCTGAGCAGCATAACTTGCAGTGTGCCATCTATTGCCTCTGTAGAAAGACAAAGTATTAAATGATGATGGTAGGTGTAGATATCCTTCATAATAATCATCACCCTTAAATAGTGGCCAAGGTTCTTTTCCTACTGTACAGTGAGATAACTTTCCAATAGCATTAGAGTCCGTGAATGTAGTTGATTCTTCATTGTAACCATACCTTTCTACAAGGTTATCCATATACCTTCTTGCTACACCATTCTTTTTAGATGTAGGGGATGTTATCTCGCTCATATTATAATAATATTTGTCTGTTTCTGTGTCCTTAACTCTAAAGAATGTTGTACCTGCATTTGGATGATCAGTTAAAAAGAAATTAGCAGCATATGAAAATGGATCCATATGTGGTAGGTAGTTTCTATTCCACGAAACCATTCCTGGATAAAAACAATTAGTAAAGTATTTCCAGTTTATAGATCTGTAATTATACTTGATGAAGTTTAATTGATTAGCAACCAAGTTAAACAATTGATTACCTAGTGCTGGCATCAGTTGTCTTTCTATTGGTTGCTGTAAACCTGGTGCTCTACTATTACTAAACGATGCCCCACCATTGTTTATGAGTGCTTGCATTGCACTCATATTTCTATCCTCTGCAGGGAAGTGCATTAAAAACTCTCTAAGTTCAAGAGGACGTTTTAGAACATTCTCCACATAACAGTATCTCGTACCATACTCATCACCTAGATGAACATCCATCTCATCTATGTGATTGAACTCACACATATCAACCAACTTATTAAAAGAGTAAGTTGGTAACTCACTCTTTTGAATTCGTGGTACTTTATATTTGTTCTCTGGTATATCAGGAGTAAACATCGTCATTTTGGAACTCGTTGTTTTCCAACTCGTTACCTTGTTGTTTTTCAGATTTGGGTACTGGGTTCATACCAAGTATTAAAGAATACAGGTCGTCTCCTCCACCATAGTTTAAACATCTAAAGGTATGACCTTTAAATAAAATTAATCGATTCTTTTTAACTTCTACAGTTCTAGTTTTAATGAAATGTTCACTCTCTTTGAATGCTTCATAAACTTTACTTTCTTCTTTAGCAGTTGCATTATCATTTAACCACTCGGCAATATCCTGTACTACTTGTGGATCCTCAGTCATTATATCTTCAGCATTGGAATAGTATTTTCCTTTCCACTCAAAATTATACAGATTGAATTCAGAATTAGGATGGTCTTCTAAGAATAACATCCCACCATGTTCCCATTGAGTAAATGAAGGAATGTCTGAACCTACGTTACAGATAGTACCGTCAAACATTAAGTTTCCAACTGTAGAAGAGTATTCTGGTAGTTGGGAAATAAATTTTTTCATTTGCTCCCCTTCCATGTTAACCATAGAATCAGCAGGTACAAACTCTGTATCAACTAATGCCTTGTACATACCAAACAGTAGTGGTGTGAGATATGGTTGTGGGATTAATTGATTTACACCTGGTTCCTTAAGTCCAAATGGAAATTTACCAACTTCTGAATGGGATGCTTCTGCAACTTTTTCTAGATAATCACCAGGCACACTAAGTAGTGCATCCAATAGTTCTTCTGGAAACTGCATGAAGTTATCAATTACAGCATAATCACCATAGTCATCTATACCATCATCTACGTCATGATTAGGTGATGATACTTTTTCCCAGTTGACTTCATTAATCCTCTCTCTGAGAGAGGACTTCATTTCAAAATCACTCATCTTTAACACCACCATCTAGAGGGGTCTTAGTAACACTTTCAATATTCATCATGCTATCTTTTGCTTGTCCAGAGAAAGGACTATCACCCATAGATGTGGTTACATGAGTTCTTGCTGTGTCTACATCTACCTTATTCAAGTTGTATTCTTCCCAGTTAGCAATTGTATTAACGTATAATTCTTCTAATGATCCATGAACTTTGTAGATAACTCTACAGAAATCACGTTCTACTTGGAACTCTCTTTCACTTGCTAATGGACACCAAGGTACGAAGTCAACTTTAGCATCGTTAGCTTCGCCACCTTCAACTTCAGTATCTGCTGGTTGACTATAGTCAAGGTTAAGTGTAAATGGATTAGTTAGTTTATATCCTAATGATTTGTTTTCTTGAGGATCTATTACTTCCTGAACATCTGTTATTATAGTTTCTCCTGTTTCTAGGATCACTGCTTGAATACTCATTGCTTTTTCACATATAGTATAATTGTACAGTATAAACCGAATCCTGTCAAGTGGATAAATAATGTTATACTAGAAATATTTATTAACCTTTAAAATGACTGATAATACGGAAATCCGATCAATGACTCCAGAGGAGAAATTCTTTGTGAGAGGAGGAGATAATGCTACTGTAGTACCTGTAAATAACCGTGAAGGTATGGGCAAAGCATTAGATGAGTTGCCTCTATTTGAGATCGTTCAAGAAGTTGAAGCAAAGTGGGATCCATTAAAATATCATATGGTTATTGATGCTTGTTTGATAGCAGATACAGAACAAGATGCGTATGAGTTGGGTCAGTTATCAGATAACCAGTTGCTACAAGATAGAATTCCTGAAGGACCAGGTGGTGGTATTGGATGGCGTTGTGAGTTTGGTGGTACAGAAGATGCACCAAAGAATATAAAGTTTTTTGATAACATTGCTGCAGCAAGACATTGGTTCCTTAATGAAGTAACAGAAGAAGATAGCTAAATACCATTAGGAAACTATCGGTATATGCATGGCTGCTCCTAGCACGAAGGCTGAGTTTAAAGATTACTGTTTGAGACAGTTAGGTGCTCCAGTCTTAGAAATCAATGTAGATGATGATCAAATTGATGATCGGATCGATGATGCTCTTCAGTATTTTCGTGAAAGACATTATGATGGATCCGAAAGGATGTATTTGAAACACCAGTTTACAGAAGATGATGTAACTAGGTTTCAAACTCAAAACGAAGTACAATCAACCACTGCACCAGATGCAGCAGGTTGGGAGAATAGAAAGAACTTTTTAGAGATACCAGAACATGTCTTTGGTATCTCTAAAGTTTATGGTATCAGTTCAAGCTTTCTTCGTAACAGTTTGTTTGGAATGAGCAACCAGTATTATTTGATGGACTTGTTTTCCTATACATCAGGAACAGGTCTTGCTTTTGGTGGTGTTGATATGGTCAACTACTTCATGGTTAAGCAGCACTTTGAAACGATTGATATGATTATCAATACAGGTGCTTTAGTTGAGTATAGATTTAACACCAGAGCAGATAGATTGTATATTGATATTGATGTAAATAGAATTGTTAAGGATCAATACATTCTTATAGACTGCCATAGGGCGTTAGATCCATCATCATACACACAAGTATGGGATGACTTTTTTCTTAAGAAATATGCTACTGCACTTATAAAAAGACAGTGGGGTCAAAATTTAATCAAGTTCCAAGGAGTACAACTTCCTGGTGGAGTAATGCTCAATGGTGAGAAGATGTACAGAGAAGGTCAGCAAGAGATAGATCAACTCATGTCTGATTCTAGTACCACATATGAGTTACCACCTATGGATATGATAGGATGAAGAAGGTATATTTTCCCCAACACGGTGGTGCTCTCACCGAACAGAATCTTGTACAGGACTTGGTTGATGAACAAATCAAGTTGTATGGTACTGATGTGTATTACATTCCTAGGACAATGCTTAGGGATAAAACTCTTGGTGAGGTAATACATTCAGAGTATAACCAAGCATACATGATTGAGATGTTATTCATCAATGTTGAGGGATTTGGATCACCTTCAGAATTTATCAGTCAGTTTGGTGTAAGGATCACTGATGAAATTAAGTTTGTTCTTTCTAGAAGAAGATGGCAACAGTCATTGGTTCCATCACTAGGTCTTACTATAGAACAGAGACCCAATGAAGGAGACTTGATATATTATCCTCTAACTGGTAACGCATATGAGATTAAGTTTGTAGAAAGAGAGTTACCTTTCTACCAGTTAGGAAGTCTATACTACTTTGAGATTACTGCTGAGATCTACGAGCAGGGTTCTGATGAGTTTGATACTGGTATCAAAGAGATTGATGCTATCGAAGCACAGCAAACATTTGTTACATCTTTGGAGTTGTCTGCACCAAGAGTTACAGCAACTATGACTGGTTCTGTAGTTGGTGGTACTTTAGACAACATGGTTATCACTGCTGGTGGTAGTGGATATAAGACTGCACCTTTGATTACAATATCAGATCCACCTGATGTTGCTGGAGGAGATATACCTGCTACTGCTACATGCACAGTACTAAATGGTGCTGTTAATGCTTTTACTATTACAACTTCTGGTAGTGGATATACAACACCACCTACAATAACAGTTGCACCACCTGAAGTATCTGTTGATTTCCAAGCAAGAGAATATATTGTTGGTGGTAATTTCCAAAATCAAGGTGGTGATAGAATTTGGGCAGCACAAGGAGATGGTAAAATATATGTTGAACATGCTGCTAGTTTCGATCCAATTTTTGCTACAACAACTCTAGTTAAATATTTCTTTTGGAACTTTGAAGATCTTAGATTAAAGTATCGTTACACATACACTGGTGAGACTCCAACTACAACTAAAGGTGAGTTTTATTATGATGCTGCTAACAACAGGTATTGTATCAATGCTTATGAGGCAACAACGACTAGTGGTAATAGAGCACAATTATTTGATCTATCTACAAATGTGATAGGTGAGGTATCTGGTTGGAATGGTGGAACACTAACGTTAAATATGATGAATAAGACAGGTGACTTCTTGGATGGTGACCTGATTAGAGGGGTAGATTCTAATGCCCTATATACTTTAGGATCATTTACAACTCTAGATAATCCTAATTCTGACTACGACCAGAATAAAGCACTTGAGACAGGAGGGGATGAAATCCTTGACTGGGGTGAAGGAAATCCGTTTGGAGAATATGGTAATTTTACAGGTAGCTTCTAATGTTAGGTACACATTTTTATAACGAAACAATCCGAAGAACGGTTATTGGTTTCGGAACTTTGTTTAACAACGTAGAGATAAAGAAAAAGAACGCTGTTAACAACGAGGTATTAGAATCAGAAAAAGTTGCTTTGGCGTATGGTCCCAAGCAAAAGTTTCTTTATCGTTTATTTGAAAACCCTTCTACTCAGAAGGTTGCTATTACCATGCCTCGAATGTATTTCGAGATGACTGGTATACAGTATGATCAAGCAAGAAAAACCAGTCCTATAAAAAAATATAAGACAGTTATACAAGGAGATGCTGATGAAGTTAGAGTTCAGTATGTACCTGTACCATATACTATTAATTTTGAACTAGGTATATTAGCAAAGGATCAAGATACAGGGTTGCAGATATTAGAACAGATATTACCATTCTTCCAACCAACATTTAATATAACACTCAACATGATACCTGATATGAGTGAGAAGAGAGATGTTGCAATCACTCTTGATGGTATTAACATGGAGGATGATTGGGATGAAAGTTTCTTGGAACGTAGGTTAGTGGTATACACACTTAACTTCAGTGCTAAGTCTTACCTTTACGGTCCTTATAACAAATCTGATATCATTCGTAAGGCAACTGTATACGAAACTCTTGGTACTAAAGCAGTTGGTAGACGTACTGTGCAGATGGAATATACACCCAAAGCAAAGGTTGATAAAAATCAGGATGGACAAATTGATGCTAATGATGATATACTAATAACACCTGATGATGATTTTGGATTCAATAGTGGGTTTACAATATTATGAGTGACGAAATATTTGAAAAAAACATGGAAGAAGTGTTCGACATTGAACCTGATGAAGTATCCAATGTACCCGAAGGTGGTTGTGCTAAACGTAAGGATCAACTCTCAGATGTCTCAGAGGACAGGGAGAAGGACTATGTATATACTAGGGCAGAACTCTATAGACTCATAGATCAAGGTCAGGAGGCGGTTCAGGGGGCGTTAGAGGTCGCACAGGAGTCAGGGCATCCAAGAGCATTTGAAGTTGCTACAAACGCTATGAAGCAGGTAGCAGACATGACTGATAAACTTATGGATCTACAGAAGAAAGTTAAGGATCTAGATGAAGAGAAAAAAGGTCCGAGCAAGGTTACTAACAATGCTATGTTTGTAGGTAGCACATCAGAACTACAAAAGATGCTTAAACAAATGAATGGGGGCAAACGGTAAGTATGGTTTCTATTAATACTATGTACTGTGAAAAAAGATTACCTGTTTTCACATCGAAATTACCAGACTACGAAAATTACAACAAACACATGCTTGATTTAATTAAGCAGTATAGAGAGAAATTTCCAGAAAAAGAAACACATACAAATTTAAGAGCATGGAGAAGTCAGTATGATGCTCACATAAAAGAAGAGAGGTTTGAACATCTCATAGATAAGTGCTGTGATTTTGCAACCTTTGTTAGTAAACATATGTGGGATGCAGATTTAGTATATCTACCATCTGCAATGTGGGTGGGTCAATATGATAAAGGTGAGTATGCTAGAAAGCACCACCATGCACCAGCAGATTGGGCAGTTGTTTATTACATTGATGTCGATGAGAATTCATCTCCTATAGTATTTGAAGATGAACTAATAGTAAAACCAGAAAACGGAATGATTGTTATGTTTCCTGGTGATTTGAATCATAGGGTAGAACCAACTAATTCACCAAGAACAATTGCTGCTATGAACTTAGTAAAAAAACTAGATATAATAGAAATAGAATACACCCCAAATAAAGATGGCATATCAAAGGAATGATGTTGATTGCAATCCAGTAGGATCTCAACCATCAAGTGCTACTGTTAATCAGTTCTCAGGAAACGAAGGTTGGACTACAGTAACATACAAGAATTGGAACGCAGATTTTCAAGCAAGAAAGTCTGATAACTCTACAAGAACACCAGGTACATTTCAAGCTAGAACTTCAGATAATAGCACACGTACACCTGCTGCATATCAAAGGCATGATTTAGACAACAACGCAGTGTCTGCTTAACCTAACAATCATTGACCTCTAAGAAGAAATACTTATAATTAGTATTAGCATACATTATGAGTTATGAGACTTAACGAAAACGATGTGCAACGTATAATCAAAGCATGTAACCTCGCAAAGGAAGTATCCGAAAGCGATAATATGTGGGATGATTATGAACGCATTATTCACAAGTTAGAAACTCTATGTGAACAAGGGTACTGTGCATTAAGCAAATGACTCACTACATAGTTGGTTATCACGAAGTTGATACCGAAAGACATCAAAAAGAAATATGCGAGATCGCTACTGACTCGTATGAAGCAATCAGAGACGCAATAGAGGATGTGCCTTACTTAAAGGAGCATCCTCATTTTGTTGATTACTGCCTCAAAACTGAGGAAGAAAAATGAGTAGCATTACAAAAAACAAGCACGAGATAATGTGGTGGATGAGCCGACTCACCATCATGGGTTGTGCTTTAGGAGCATCAGTCGTATTTGCATCAACAGCATACGCCTAATAAATAATATTAACAACTGAATATCATATGTTATCAACACAATATCGTTTGAGGTTAGAAGCAATCTGCAAAGACATTGCTTCTGGAACGGAAGTTGGTTTAGAAGACATGATCTGGGCAAACAAACTAGCAAAAGCAAATACTGCTGCTAGAGGTATGCTCAATACTGCAAGAAGGATCAGTACAAATCCTGATGATTCTTTTCTGAATGAGTTGAATATTGGAGACCCCGATCCAACTCATCATCGTAGGGGTTTCGGTGATCCACAAGATGTGGTAGACTGGTTCCATCAAGAACGATCTGATGATTGGAGGCAACGTGATTGAAGATGGTGATAAGATTGTAAGGATGGTACTGCTGAGTCCACACGAAGCAGACCACTTATATAAAAAAGAAGACGGTACATTCTATTGGTGTCATCATCGAAAAGGTGGTGACACCTTTTCTGTGCCTGAGATACAGATGGAAATGTTCCCACCTCCACCACCTAAGAAGGTAGTGGTAGGAACAGATGCACCACATCATAATATACTAGAGAAATACTATGGTAAGGACTGGAAACCTACACCACAAGAAGGACTTGAGGATCATTACTAATGAAAGGATATAGTAAGGAGGACATCAAGAAGTTACTAGGATCATCATGGCCACAAATGCCTGAAGGTTATGAGACTGGTAATCAGATGAGAAGAAGAAAGGGTAATGAGATGAGAGCAGGGTTGAGACCCTATCCCAAGTACCCATCAAAGGAGTCAAGGATAGCAGACACTTCAGGTATGTTTGATGATGAGGGACAATACATTTACCCACCTAACAGTGGGTTTAATTGGATGCAGAAAATAGATCCCAATTCTCCTTGGAAAGTTAAAGTTTCATAACTCGGTAATTACGACAATGAGCGATATAGTATGGTCTATAAATATCATGGTAGGTGTCCTACTCGTTGCAGTGGGATATGTTATTTACTGGATCTTCAAGTATGATGAATGGTATCCTAACGACATTGATAGTCATGTCTCCTCTCAACATGGGACAGATGATTCAGGAGATAAGGAGCTGGAAGTCAGAGCAGAACAGGAAACCTGAAATCGAAATGCTAAATAATGCAATAGATGATTTTTGGAAAGATGGGAAAGATGATACCACCAACTCGGAAGAGTTGTTACAACTTCAGAGTGATTAAGATAAACAAAGTTGTAGATGGAGATACGATAGACGTAACTATAGATCTTGGATTTGACCTACTAAAAAAAGAAAGGGTTCGCATAGCAGGTGTGGATACTCCTGAAAAACGTACCAGAAATTTAGAGGAAAAAGCACTTGGAATCGATGCAACCGAATGGCTTAAAACCAAACTCAACGACACTATTAAAGGTGATGACGAGTTACTTATTAGGACTGAGCTTGTTGGTGGGGTCGGCAAGTATGGTAGGCTTTTGGGTTGGCTTTACATTGGGGAATCAAACGTCTCTCTCAACGAACAAATGATATCACAAGGTTATGCTTGGGAGTATGACGGTGGTACTAAGAATAAAGATTTTGAAGAACTAAGAGAGATTCGTAGAGAACATGGAACTTTATAATGGCTGCACAAACTGAAGTATATCTTGGTAACCCCAACCTGAAGAAGGCAGGTACTGAGATACAATTTACAAAGAAGCAAGTACAGGAGTGGATCAAGTGTAAAGATGATCCACTTTACTTTGCGTGTAAATACATGCAGATCATCAACCTTGATGAAGGTCTAGTTCCTTTTGAGATGTATGATTTTCAAAAGAAAATCCTAATGGACTTTCATGAAAACAGATTCAACATTGCAAAACTCCCTAGGCAGACAGGTAAGAGTACGACTGTTGTGGCTTACCTTTTACACTACGCTATTTTCAATGATAGTGTTAATATCGGTATCCTCGCTAACAAAGCAAGTACTGCTAGGGAACTCCTCGGAAGACTCCAACTAGCATATGAAAATTTACCCAAGTGGATACAACATGGAATACTCGTATGGAACAAAGGTAATGTTGAACTTGAAAATGGATCAAAGATCCTTGCTGCTTCTACGTCTGCTAGTGCTGTTCGTGGTATGTCATTTAACATACTATTCCTTGATGAGTTTGCATTCGTTCCAAATCACGTAGCAGAACAGTTCTTTGCATCTGTTTATCCTACTATTACTTCTGGTAAGTCAACAAAAGTCATAATCATATCTACACCTAATGGTATGAACCACTTCTATAAGACGTGGGAGGATGCTAGGAGAGGTAAGAATGGATATGTTACCAATGAAGTACATTGGTCTCAAGTACCAGGCAGAGATGCTAAATGGAAAGAAGAGACATTACGAAACACATCTAAGAGACAATTTGCACAGGAGTTTGAATGTGACTTCTTAGGATCTGCTGATACATTAATATCACCATCTAAACTACAATCAATACCGTTCACTGACCCACTTATAAGCAATGCAGGACTTGATATACACGAGAGAGTACAAGAAGATCACGAATATGTTATTACTGTGGATGTTGCCAGAGGAATCGGTGGCGATTATTCGGCTTTCATCGTATATGATATCACCACTATGCCGTATCAAATTGTTGCCAAGTACCGTAATAACGAGATTAAACCTGTACTGTTTCCCTCTGTCATCTTCCAAGTAGCAAAACAATACAACTATCCATACATCTTAGTAGAGGTAAATGATATTGGTGATAGCATAGCAGCAACATTAAACTATGATCTTGAGTATCCTAACGTACTCATGTGTGCTATGAGAGGTAGAGCTGGTCAGATAGTAGGTCAAGGGTTCTCAGGAACTAAGACTCAACTAGGAGTCAAGATGAGCATCACTGTGAAGAAACAAGGGTGTGCTAATCTTAAGGCAATTATAGAAGATGATAAACTCACGTTCAAGGACTTTGAGATATTCCAAGAGTTAACTACGTTTGTACAAAAGAAACAAGCATGGGAAGCAGATGAAGGGTATCATGATGACCTAGTAATGTGTATGGTTATATTTGCTTGGTTGTGTATGCAAGACTTCTTTAAGGAACTTACCGACCATGATGTAAGAAGAAGAATATACGAAGAACAGAGAAACCAAATAGAACAGGACATGGCTCCATTTGGATTTGTAGATGATGGATTAGGTGATGATACCTTTGTTGATGCTGAAGGTAACTTCTGGTATGGAGATACACAAGACTCTGTTACATACATGATGCCCGACTTATGATGGATCTCGAACAGCAGTTTGACCTAGAACACTTGCTGTTCAAACAAAGAACATGTAGATGTTGTGGAAGAACTAAAGACTTACTTAATGATTACTACTTAATTCGTAAGAATAGAAGCAGACTTGCCTCATCATATTCGTATGAATGTAAACTGTGTACGATAGAAAGGGTTGTAAAGACTAGAAAAAATAAGAGATCTAATAAAGAATGGATGTATCCAGACTGGTAGTTCATGCATTGTTTCCCCATTCAAGAGTTGCTATTTTCTAAATAACTATAGACAATTTTAGCGATCATTTATCGGGAGTAAAGCATAATGGCAAGTCAAATCTCGCCTGGTGTTATCGTCAAGGAAAGAGACCTGACAACTGGAACAGTTGTAAACTCAGCAGCAACTACTGCTTCTGTAGTTTCTACATTTCAGAAAGGTC